ACATTATTTTCCACTCGATAGCCCGATGCGTTTTTTTATAAATATTTCTAACAGATAAATGCCACGACCGCCCATGTGACCAGCAATACCTGTCGCTGCGGCGGTAAACATAAACGTAATATTCATTTCCTGACAAATAAACGCGGTGATCAATCCGGAGAAACCAGAAATAACCCACTCGCCAATTAACTCAACAATTGAGAATTGCGTTTTTTCTTTTTTACGTCGAGTGATATAACTCACAGTGCCACCCCATGCAGCAAGAAAGATAAACCATAAATAACCTAAGCCGGTTTCTAAAAACTGCTTGATAATAGAAATATGCTGCTCCGGCATTATTTGGCGCCCAACTTAACTTTTACTAATCTTTCAGCTAATGGCATGATGTTTTTAATTGCTCTTTCGCCAAATAGAAAACCAAGCACTAATAAATTTATGACCCACAACGCGCTTTCTTGTGTTTGCGAGAGTGGTGACCAACTACCACTAAATATCATCATATCCATGTATAACGTACTAAAGCCCCAAACTGGCCGTTGCGCACCACGAGCAAATAGCACTAACGTGCCAAAAAATGGAATAGCCTTTAAATCTGTCGCCGTCCCTTCTAGATCTTTAATGCGTTGATTGAATTCTGCTTGAGCTTCATTAGCAATCTTGGCCGCTTCATTGGCTTGCTTATCACTCGCTTGTTGTATGCGTAATGATAAATCTGCTTTTTCTTGTTCTGACATTGACGGTGGAAAATAATCTTTTACTGTATCGACAATAGCCGAGCCTAAACCGCCACTGAAAAAATCTGCTGCTTTAGTTAATAAGTTATTCATGCCATTCACCTGTGTGCATTTGAATAGCCAGCTCGTTCGCTCTGTTAGGCACCTGCTTTGCCCACCGGCTATTAATCATTTCTCTTGCAGCGCGTTCATAAAAAGAATCGTTAATAGCTGCAAGCATTTTTTTGAATTTATAAAATCCATTTGTACCGAGATTGAACGCCATGTTTACGCAAACTGCTTGCCGTGGTGCGCATAAATTTTGCCACGGCAATAGTGGTTTTATTTTTTCTATCACGGCATTCACATCATTCAATAGTAGATATTCAGCCTCATATTCGGTAATTGGCTCAACATCAAATTCAGAGCGACCTAAAAATTTTAATTCATCTTTAGAAAACGGATTGTCATCAACGTTTCTGCCATAACCGATTGTTTTTTTGTTAGCAGTGCATTGGTAATAATCTGGCTCAAACCCTTCGTGCCGTTTTAGCTGCTCGATTAAATTCATCATATTGAATTCCAGAAATAAAAAAGCCCCGTCATATGACGAGGCAAACAGGGGGAAATAATTTTTATTGGTGTAAAACGAAAAAAATCCGCCTGAGTTAACAAGCGGATTTCTTCAATATGGGTAATATAGCACTAAATTTGTTGCGTTTGCAAATATAGCATGATTATTTTAATTAAACATTAAAATGTTATCAGTTAATTGATTTTGCATTTTGCCTATACCATTGCCGAAAATATGCATTCATTGCTGCGCGATAGCGTAAATAACTGTCATGATCAGTAGTCTTTAGTTGCGCAACATAAGTCGAACGCCACAAGTTTGAATATTCATTTTGTTTTTGAATGATCGCTTGTCGCTGAACATCGGGTAATGCATTTAATCGCTCAAGTCGTCGTTGATAGCGCTTTTGCTCATAAAGTGGATCGGATAATTTCCGTGCTTTGTGTCGCTCTTTGTTGTGATCGGGATTTAGCTCAATCAACTTGTAATAGCGTTTACGATGCTTAGCTTTAGTTTGATCATGCTGACACTTATCAGAGCAAGTATTACGCTTAACGCCCCAGTCGTCATTGTCAATTGGCGCACCACAGATAACACACGGACCACGTCGGCAGGTTTTGCACGCTGGCTTTTGTCCTTTGACTAACGCACCTTGATCAACATCAAGCATATTACCGCACAAGCAAACACACGAATAAACTTTAACGCGATTGCGGCCATGCTGCACAAAACCAACCAGCCGAACAACGCGTAGTGCGTTAAATCGGTAACCGGTATAATCAACTTCATAACCGGACATACTAACCGTTATCGACAATATCAATAAGCGCTAATTCTGCCGCACAAGTCTGCTCCATTCTCCAATTGATCACTAATGGTTTTTCGTGATGCTCTGAATATTCTTCAAACGTGCGATAATAAACATAGTTACATTCGCCATTTTCATCAATAGCTTGCCTCATTTGCTCTAAAATACCCGCAAGTATCACCATTTCACAATGCACATCACTGGGCACTGGACGATCACCTTTCTCCCACATTTGCCAGGCACGCACCGAAAGCGGCGTGTTGTTCACTGTCTTAATGTGTTCAACGGCTTCTTGAACACTCAGAAATAGCGAGCGTCTAACGATTTGTAATTCAATGTTAGTCATATATCACCTATTTAAAAGCGACCATTTTGCCGCTTTTTTATTATTTATAAAGAGTTAATATAAGATAAAGCATCTTTTTTACTGCTAAACGTTTCTAATTCTTCATACTCGCGTTGGTAACTAGATGTTGCTGAATTGATAAAATTTCTATTTTCTTCTAATACAACAAAACAATCGTTTGATACTTTTTTAATATAGTAACGAGCGGAAGCCCAAGTTATTTTTTGTATTTTTTTGATGTATTGCTCCGCCTGGTAAATAATTTCATTTATATCAAAAGTCGGATAGTCATCATAATTAATATCACCATTTGAATTGTCAGTTGTTATCCAGCATCCCAGATCACTTCTGTGTTCATGATCAATAGTTTGAACGCTAAATGTCACTGTTTTGCCAAAAATATCCTCGGCATCAACTTCAACCGTGGATTGCTCTTCACAGTAGTCAGCTAAAGAGCAAGAAGTAAATGTTTTAAAATTGTCATTTTTAACAGCGTAAAATAATGGTTTTTCAATTTCATCAGTTAATCTATTAACTATAAAATCTTTTGCACATTGTATTCTTAGTGATTCAATGTCCATACTTCTATTAAAACGACAATCATAATCAATAAAATGTTTATCTAAAAACGCATAAACACAATCAATGATAGTTTCTGCATCAGAATAACGAAATTGCGGATAATTTCCGTATTGATTTTCTAAAAAAACATGGGTTCTAAAATCAATTTCAAGTTTTGTTTCATCATAAACAAATGATTTGAATTCAGTTAAAAGATTACGTTTAAAGTTTTCTGTGATATTTAAGTTATTCATTTTGATATCTCTCTGTAGAGTTGTTTCGAGCCAATCTCGAAACATGCACTTATTATTGTTCGCTATTGCGAACAAGTCAAGCGGCAAAGTGAATTATTTTGTATTTATTTTTAGATGATGGTGAGAAAAGTGCGCACTGATGTGTTGAATTGCGCAGTTATATTGCGCAGTTGCGCAGTTTGGTTTGCGCACTATTTATAAACTAATAGTTATTTATCAATTTGTTACATTGTATTTGCGCAGTTTTTAAATTGCGCAATTTGTTATTATGCAACATCACCCATTTTTTCCCGAATATTCTTGATTATTATCACTTCCCATCTTGAGATAATGTGCAGTATTTCTTTTGTTACTATATCGTGATTATTGCAATAGCTAGTGCTAGTGATACCGATAACTCTACAGCGCTCGCGGTTTGAAATTATTTTACGGCCTCGGCCTCGGCACTTGCTGCACTCTTCCTTATCAACTTTTATTATCACCCAACCTGTACCGCTGCACTCGTTACAAACTGGCTGGATAAATTCAAGTATTGCCGACCTTACAATGCCGTTAAGTGTTTCTGGTTTGATTTTAAAACGGTTTATCTTGATGTATAGCGTAACAACCATAGTTAGTGTTCTAACGATGGTGTTAAATTTATCATCGTGACCAGCGAATCGAAACAACGCCCAATCAGTTGCCTCCTTGGGTAATCCAGATAGCGCATGTGCAGCATAACGCCAATCAATCACATCAATAGAGCTACCGCCGCCAACGGCATTTAGGTTTAACGTTTTGGGTGTTAACTTGGCTAACAGTTTAATCGGGTGCATGATTGTCTCTTATTTTTATCGCTTGTGTTATCCATTTGAGCATTTGCCCGTTCTTTACTTGCGCAGTTGTCGCTTCTATCACTATCCAGCCAAGTAATTGCGCACTGTTCATTTTTACTCTGTCTTCTGTGATACCGGTCCCGCGTGTATGTCTGCCGTTGGTAAATATTCCGCCATGAATTTCTAATGCGACTTTCAACTCAGTCCACGCATAATCGAATCGCCATTTGCGCGTTGGGTGAAAAATTATTTCTTTTTTGTAGCCTGGTAGTTCAATTAAATTAAGTTCAACTTCGCTTGCTAGTTTTGCCGCTTGCGCCTTTGCCTTGGCTCTATCACTTCCCTTTTTGGGAACTGTTTTTATTAGTTCATTGTATTCAGCAATAGATATAGATCTCATTTGTACATTCTCATTCGATCATTACTGCGCAATAAAAAACGCGATTTGCGTGAAGCGGCCCATTCTTTATCTTGTTTATTAACCCAAATAATTAATTTTTTATGGTCTGGTTCATTTTTTAACAGGTACTTAGCTAAACAATCCATGCGATCCCAATTCATTTTTTTAGCTTCTTCCGCTGACTGAGGTCCAAACTTGCTCATATTCACAAAAGTCATTTAACTATGATCAATTCCATTGCGCATAAAATTTCTTGGGTTCTTTGTACACCATGCCAGGCGAACAATTCAGCCGTTTCTTTATCCATAATACGCGTTCGTCTGTCTATTTCATCGTGACAAGCACTACAGCAATATGCACCGTGAATATCACTCACTTTGCTTGCCATACCGCCACCTTTTCCAACGTGGGCGAATACCGTAGTTTCCGCGTTGAAATTACAAATACCAGGTAGTCGCACTTGGCAATCCTCACCCTTGGCACTATTGCGAATTTTATTACTGCGCACTGTCATTGATTTTGCTCTCGTTGTAATTGCTCATATTCAGAGTTGCGCGGAACAAATAATCTAACGCCTTTGTCAACACACCAGTTCTCATGCTTGCGTAGTGCATTAAATCGCTCGCCTTTAGTCGCTGGTCGCATACCATCATGCCCTTTTTTGCTCCAACTAAGCCGCGTTCCGTCAGCATCCAAGCCAAGCCATTGAGAGGTAAATAATTCGTGCGCATCATCACAACTAAACGCGCGTTTTCCGTATGCACTGCCATCGGCTTTCAGCATTAACGGCATAGTTACTCCATTAGCAGCCATAAATTCCGCTGTTATCGACATCCACTTGCGCCATAATCGGCTCATTGTCCATTTTCCGGTGTTCATCGACTGAATAGCCACTAACACCAACGGCTCTTTGCTTAATGCTTCGTTAATCGCATCAAATAACGCGTCGATGTTGTAGTTTGAGATTTGCAACTCAGCCATTACTCTATCCCTTTAAACAAAACACATACCCGTATCACAATATTTATCAAAAATATCTATTTGCTTACTTGATTTACTAAGCGCTTTAAAATCTAAATCGCTGATTGGCTTGCCCGATTTATGCAACCAAAGCCAAGGGAAGTCTTCTTGTAACTCTTTTTCAAATACCACGGCTTTTTTAAAATCTTGTGGTACGTTTTTTTTCATCCATTCCCATTCGTCATCATGCCGATTAGGGCACATCCAACAAGCAGAACGCGGTGGTTCTGGTAAACCGTAATCTTCTACAATTTTTATTGCTTGCTCTCGTAATATTTGCGCTTCAAATAATGGATAGCGCTTTTGCCATTTACCGCTGGGATATTTTACGCGCCTAGCCTCATCGAACGACATACCAATCCAGTAATCGACACCGCGCTCGGTTAATTCTTTCTCACCATAGCGATTATTTAAATACCTATTTAAAACGTCACTTTTCCATTTTGACGAACAAAAACCGGCTTGCTTTCCTACCGTCCCATCCGGATTTCTGCCGTTGTACTCAGTAAAAAATGGCGGTAAAGTTGTTTCATCTCCATCTTTTGAAATGTAGGTTATATCGCTATCAGTAAAGTCGCTTTTATCTACAATCACATATTCAAGCCCTATCGCATCACAAATAGGCTTGATAAATTCTTTTTGATAATCGAATACATTACTAGCCTCTCTCTCGGTATTACTCATTAACACTAAATCGGGCTTGGGAAGTGCGCCCATAGCAATTAGCACGATAATACAGCTTGATTGAGTGCCGCCGCCGCTTGATAATACTTGCAGCCTGCTTTTCCTGTTTTCTTTTATGATAAATGGTCTTAATAATTTCATTACTCTATCCCTCTGCGCAACAACGCTATGTCATGTTTTTTAGTCGCTTGTCGATAACCTAGAAGATACCCAACCATGAAAATAATTACTGTGATTGATGTTAAAATCATGCTTAAAACTCCTTTGTTGAATACGTGTTATTTTTGCGTCTTGGGTTTTTTCGTTGTTCTTCTTGGTGATAAAGATCAGCCACGGAATTCATATCCATTGAGTTAAAACCACCATTTGTTTTAACGAGATATACCGTGCCGTTACCATCGTTGTGGCGGTCTTTAGCTATAATTAATTCAGTAACGCCTTTTAAAGCTGTTTCGGGGTCGTTAACTTCCTGCCTGTGAACAAACATCACAACATCAGCATCAGCTTCAATGGCGCTAGAGTCTTTTAAGTTACTCATGGTTGGTCTTTTTGTTTTATCTAAGTCGCGGTTAGCTTGTACTAATAATAAAATAGGGGTCCTTACTTCTTTGGCTAAGTTTTTTAACTCGCTAGTTACTTCACCAATAGCTATGTCGTGACGATCGGCTTTAGGTAGTTTCATTAGTCCTAAATAATCAATAACGATCAATGCTTGTTTGCCTCTTTTAGCTATTTGTCTGCGCACTCTGGCGCGTATTTGAGCAACGGCAAGTTTTGGATCAGTATCAACATAAATTTGGCTGTTATTAACAAACTGCATGCCTTGATTTAATCTGCCCCAATTTTCATCAGTAAGGTTTTTAGCGCTGCGAATAGTGTTAGCGCATACGTTGGAGGCTTTAGAGATAAAACGTTCGTACACTTGCTTATCGCTCATTTCCATCGAGAAAAACAACGCGTTTTGTTGTTGCTTACCGCCAACATTATCTAAAATAGTTTGTGCAAGTAAGGTTTTTCCCATTGAAGGTCTGCCAGCTAAAACAATCAGCGCTTCATCATCAAAACCGCCTAGTCGCTCGTCTAAATCATCTATCCCCGTGGTTAACCCTTTAATTTTACCTCCACAGTTTTGACGTTGTTCAAAATCATCAAGCCAAGCATCACCAAAATCGCTAATATGATGTGCTGTTTTGCCTGTTTGCTGCTGTCCTAACGCTTTAATATTTTGTTCTATAAACTCAATTATTTCATTAGGGTTTTCACAACTAGATTGTTCAATAACCTGGTACGACAATTTAACTAATTCGCGCATAGTGGCCGTTTTATTTATTAACTCGACATACGCCAAAATATTAGAAATACTAGTGAATGATCGTAGAAGTTCAGCGATATAAACAAAACCGCCGCATTGATCTATTAATCCTTTTTTCGTTAAATAATCATCAACCGTTAACAGTTCAACGGTTTCTTTTTTTGTATACAAATCGTTGATACACGCAAAGAGTGTTCTGTGTGCCAGTGTGTAGAATGAGTTTTCGTTAGTTATGTCAAGTGCTTGTCTACACAATGAATTATTTACATCGCTTATCAATGCTCCAAGTAACGCTTGTTCAGCTTCAAGGTTGTGCGGTAATTCATTAGTAATCATTAGCGCGTTGCTCCTTAACTGTGATGTAACAATCTTCTTTGATCAGATAGTCTAAATTCTTCTTGCGCCAAACTTTGCCTGTGTTGTGGTCTTGGCGTTGTTCGGTCATCCATTGGCAATTGTTAGCCACGTAATTAAAATATGCTTGCCAGCGTTCATTGGTAAGTCCGTACTTTCGGCTCAGTGTTTTTATTTTGTTTTTACGTTTTTCAGACAAGGGAAGTATTACGCTAGGCATATCGGGTAATATTTCGTGATAGTAATTAATCAAGTCGATAATATTAAGTTTGTTTGCAGATTGTTTTTTAGGTTTGTTCAACGCTTGTTTTTCAGGATTGATAGTTTCTAAAGAAAAATCTTCTTGCTGTGACGATTGCGGTGAACTCGTTTCACCAATAGTCTTTTTATTTATTGATTTAGATCTTTCTTGATTAAGTGATTGTTTTGGTGATTGTTCGCTGATTGTTACCACCTCTCCAGACCTTTGTTTTTCTATCTCTGCGTGATTGTTTACTGATTGTTTTGGTGATTGTTCTTTTTCATCTAAATTAAGCGTGATAATTGTGCATTTATTATTCAATTTACCAACCGTGTAACGGGTAATTACGCCATGCTTTTCTAATACTTTTAGCGCCCATGCTGCTTGGTTTTTTGTTCCTTGAATAACTTGAGCTAGGTTTGATTCTTTAGTTACATATTGACCAACAGATAACTTTACAGAGTGATCGTTAAATACAGTTTCATAACCTGAATGTGACACGCGCAAAAGCAAATGAAGATACACCAATCTTGCGTTAATATTTTTATACCAAATAGTTTGTTCAATATCTCTGTGTGCTATTACAAAGCCGCTATTTTTTTTATCCACCATCACAGCCTTTTTAAAATTAACAACGCTCATGACGATGCCCTCGCAACACGACACGCTAATTTGAACTCACTCGCCCACGACTTAACCATCTTTTGTTTATCCGTTAATGTTTTTGCTAACGGGATTAACGCGGCTATTCTTTCAGCATTGACAATGTGTTTATTTTTCTTCATAATTCGTCCTGTTATATTTAAACCGCTTTTCAAATCTTTGCCGGATTGAAGCGGTTTTTTTGTATCTGCTGGTAGCGGTATTGCTGCCAGCGCCTTTAAATTTATCTGCTGTGATCTTTTAGTTCTGGCAGACGCAAAACCTCATGTAGCTGATCACTCGCCGGCCGTCCTTGACTATTGTTCTTCGCGCCACTCATCAATATTAAAAAAATTATATTGAGTGTTACTATCTAACGCTTGTCGAATAGCTGCTTTTAGAGAATACGTTGTAAAATTCATATTTATCCTTACTCACTTAACTGATAACTTTGTAAAATATTGAATCCCCTGCCCTTGGTTGCTATTGTGGAAACTGTCCAGAAAACCAAACAACAACCAAAGGAAAGGAAAAATGGAAAACTTAGATAATCTCATTGAAAACGTTAATGCCAACACGCGCTTTAATCTCGCAGTAATGGATATGCTTGCTCTCATTTGCGGCACCATAAAAGAAATCGACCAACCGAATGCTTTGCTTTTATCTGAAAAGTT